TGCCGATGTTTCTGCCGGCATGAGAGCCATCAAGGTGGAGTTGCGTATGCCGTGTTCACGCAAGGCCACACGCAGGCCCGCCCAGTCCACAAGATCTTGATGCGGCACTAATTCATCCACTTCTCGTTTGTAGGTGTCCACAGGCAGAATGCCTTGATGATAGCGTGTTTCGTTGCTCTTGGGGCAGGCTCCTGATTCACGAGCCAGATCCACTGATGCACGGATCAAGTAGTAGGACCAATGTTGTGCCCAACGATCCACTACCGCCAAGGCTCGCGGATCACTATAGGAAAGATCGTTCTTGGCCAACCAATAGGCCAAGTTAATGATGCCTACCCCCAAGGGTCGACGATTTTCTGTGGCGATCTGGGCGGCCAAGATGGGATAGTTCTGATAGGTCAACAGAGCATCCAGACCACGCACGGCCAAGGTGCAGGCACGTTCCATGTCTTGAGGTTCACGAAACACACCCCAGTTGATAGCACTCAGCGTACACAGAGCGATTTCTCCCTCGGGATCATTGATATCTGTGAGAGGTTTTGTGGGCAGATTGATTTCGCAGCAGAGATTGCTCTGCCGAATAGGAGCCAACTCAGGTACAAAGGCACCGTGTGAGTTGGCATGATCCACGTTCATGAGATAGATACGGCCAGTGTCCTTGCGTTCCTGCATGAATGCAGAAAATAGTTCCACGGCCTTGATCTTCTTTTTGCGTAGTTTGGTGTTGCGTTCCGCAGTTTCATACAGTTCACGGAAACGATCTACATCCACGTAAAAAGCATCTCTCAGTTCAGGCACATCATGCGGTGAGAACAGGGTGATATCTCCATTGTTCAGCAATCGTTCATACATGACTTTGTTGAACTGCACACCATAGTCCATGTGCCGCACACGATTATCGTCAGTGCCTTTGTTGTTTTTCAGCACCAAGAGATCTTCCACTTCCAGGTGCCAGATGGGATAGTATAGTGTGGCAGCACCGTTACGCACACCGCCTTGGCTGCATGAACGAGTGGCTGCTTGAAACAGTTTGTAGAAGGGAATCACTCCGGTGTGATAGGCATCGCCGTTGCGTATGGGTGAGCCAAGAGCACGAATCCTGCTGGCACCAATGCCGATACCGGCTTTCTGGCTCACATACTTCACGATAGAACTGGCAGTGGCATTGATGGAATCTAGACTGTCATCAGTTTCGATCAACACACAGGACGAAAACTGCCGCATGGGTGTGCGTACCCCAGCCATCACCGGAGTGGGCAGGCTGATCTGATGTGTGGATATGGCATCATAATAATCACGCACCCACATCAAGCGTGTGTCTCGAGGGTAAGCGGCGAAAAGAGTGGCAGCAATCAAAGCATAGGCCACCTGCGGAGTTTCGTAGATATCCTTGGTCACACGATTCTGCACTAGATATTTGCCCCGGAACTGCTCCATGGCCGCATAGGTCAGTTCTTCGTCGCGGTCATGGCGGATGAATGAATTGATGCGATCCCATTCTTCTTCAGAATAGGTTGTGAGCAGTTCCTCATCATAGAAACCAGCTTGCACATTTTGCCGCACCAGAGCCATCACGTGCCAAGGCTCAAATTGTCCATAAACTTGCTTACGCAAATGATAGCAGATCAATCTGCCAGCCACGTATTGATAGTTGGGAGTCTCTTCAGAGATCAAGTCTGCAGCAGACTTGATCAGGGTTTCTTGTATGTCTGCTGTTTTGATTCCGTTGTAGAACTGTATATGACTTTTGATTTCTACTTCACTGGCACTTACACCTGTCACACCTTCTGTGGCCCAAAAAACCACGCGGTGTAGTTTTTCTATGTCCAATGATTCTTTGTCGCCGTTTCTTTTTTGTACTTGTATCTGTGTCATCTATCTATCCGTCAAATGATGTATTGCACGGCGGTCTAGCCGTTGATTGATCGTGAACTGTTTTGATGGGATATTTAACTGATCACTGGTACGCCAATTCAATATATATTTTCCCTGATTCACCAGGACTAAATTGCCTTGGTCAGTGTCTACTAATTCCACTGCAGTGACATCATCACGATCGAGCATGCTTACAGTATACACGATTCCCAGGGCACAAGCAAGATCACAGTAGATATTATCACTCAAAAGTTCCCAGGGTGTGGGCCAATGATTTCTATCATCCCAGTGTAGATAATATGGTTGCCAAGGAGTTTGCTGCCACCATGTATCAACGTTGTCCAAGGCTTGGGCCAGAGATGCATGAGTGCATTGATCACGGAGATCAGCCCAGGCCTGCAGCCTTGCAGAGTAATCCTGTGGCCACATCAGGCTAAATGTGATAGGGAATAGGTCAATGTTCCAGCAGATCCGGTGTTGGTGGTGGTGTATATCACCGTGACCGTGGTGCCTGATTGTGTGACCGCAAGAGTAACTCCAGTATCAAATGTTTCGGTGTAGTCATCGGTGTAGGCCTGGCTCAAGGTGCTGCCATCGCTGATCTTGCTTGTGACCGTCATGACGCCATGGCGTATCTCACCATCTCTACTGATAGTGTAGTCCATGGCAAAGGCCTGTGTCTGGCTGGCGTTGGTGGTAAAGATTGCCTGATTGGTCTGATTGTTGGCCAGGGCAAAGGTCCTGCCAGTTTCTCTGCTGTATCTACCGATCTGCAGTTGGGTGCCTGTGGTAGTCACACCTCCGGTGATCTGCACACGAGGATACACATTGTTGTCAGCATCACTGCGTTCAAACATGTCTGAGATGCTGACATTGTTGTCGTTACCAAACAACACCACCGGTGTGGCAGGATTGGTAGTAAATTCTAAACCCACCGCATAGAAAGTGTTGTAGGCCGAAGCGTTGAGGCTGACATCATCATAGACGATGCCTTCGCCATAGATTAGATCAAAACTGTTCGTCACAGCACGGAATCCTGTGGCACCACCGTTGATGGGCGTGCCTGCCCCCAACACGATGCCCTGATAAAGAGTATTAAAATCACTGTTGCTCACAGTGACACCCTGGATCTCTTCGTCGGTATTGATGCCGTAGGTGAGTCCGGCAAATCTACACTTGTCAAAGGTTATCTGATTACATATCAGGCTACCAGTGGAATTGAAACGCACCCCTGCAATGTTATCAGTGGCACCATCGGCCAGGATCGAAGTTTGGGTCAACGGTCCACGGAAGTTCACACTATCAAAATAACACTGTGTGGCTTGCTCCACCAGGAACACATCTGTGGTAGGTACAGTCTGGAATGTCATGCTTGATATCTCAATGTTCCTGGGGGCTGTGGCACCGTTGTTGCCGATGTTCACACCGGTCTGCTGCAGGCTGTCGCCAAATCTGGCCACGTAGGCACTCAGTGAGGAGATATCACCAGAAATGTCTAGTTCAATGATACTACAGTCTGCACCTTCACCTACCAACTTGGCATAGGTAGGTATGATGATACTTTCAGTGACCTTGTATGTGCCTGCAGGAAAATACAGTGCTCGGCGGATCTGTGTGTTGGCCTGGCGGCAGTACAGTTGATAAAGGGCACGATTGATGGCCGCTGTGTCGTCGGCGATGCCATTGCCCACCGCACCAAAATCTCGCACGTCAGCGAAATCGTCCAGTTTGGCCTGCACTGTGCGGACCACAGGATCCGAAGGAGTTGGTCCAGTCTGTGCCACATAACCCACTGCACCATCTTCGTAGGTGTAGTTGCTCAGCGTGGTGATATCACTGAATTCGGTGAGTATCTCGGTGTTGCCGATCACAGGTGCACCCTCTTGCAGGGTGCCGTTACCTATGAACAGCCTGCGGCTGTCCAAGCACCAGCCTAGTTCTGCACCCGCCAATTGCGGCAGATTTTCAGTTAGACCTTTGCGATTAGTGATCCTGGATACTTGTACTATGGCCATGTGAGTTTACCTATGTTCAGGGTATTTATGCGGTCAAGTAGTAGAGTTCCAGGCGTTTCCACCACTGCTGTTCCCAGTGATCAAAGTCCTGGGATTCCAGCACGAATTCCTGATATTCAGGTGGTTTTGTGATATTGAACTGCTCGTCTGTTTCAGGTCGCACACACATCAGGATCACGCCTTTGCGTATGCGGGTACCGTACACTTCGTTGTGTGCCAGGGCATAGGCCACCAGTTGCAGTCTATAGTCATCGATCCATTCTGATCGTTTGGGCTTGTTGGTCTGCTTGTAGTCCAGGATGGCCTCTTCGCCGAGATGGATTCCGGCACCGTCGCTAGTCCCTGCGTACAATCCTGGAAAGTACAAGGGTATCTCCACACCCCAGAATTCTGACACATTGTGCAGGCCTTGGTCGATCACGGTCTGTGCCATGACATGGCTGGCCCAGGCATAAGGGTTGGTTCCGGCTGGCTTGATCTCTCCGGTTTTGACATAGTGTTCAAGATAACTGTGCATGCGTGTACCACGATTGGCAGCTTCGGTGGTGATGGCCTGGGCACGTTCTGTTCCTACACGGCGTTTCCACTCGTTCAGGGCCCTGCGGCTTTCCTCAGGCTTGGTCTTGTCCAGTATGGTAGTCACAGATGGCAATCGTCGGCCATCGGGAGTGGCATACAATCGTCGGCCATCTTCCGTGACACGATTCATGGGTTTATAATCAAAACGGTTATTGATCAAACTCGGAATGATTCGCCGCAGCCACAGCGATCCTTTTCATTGACGTTGATGAACTCAAATCCTTCGTTGAGGCCTCGTCGTTGATAGTCAATGGTCATGCCATCTAGGTACACAAGATGCTCGGGTTTGACATAGATCCTTACACCTTTGTCGTCGTAGTGTGCCACACAATGTTGCTGTCCCTGTTCCTGATCCACATACTCCAGGGTATAGGCCAAGCCCGAACAGCCCGTGGTTCTAACGCCCACGCGGATGCCAAGTCCTCGCCCGCGGCGATTTATAGAATCTTGAATTTTATCGGCAGCAATTTCAGTTACTGTTATCATGCTTTTTACGATAATCCTCTATGGCTGCCTTGATGGCATCTTCGGCCAAGATCGAACAGTGTATTTTTACCGGAGGCAAGGCCAACTCTTGTGCGATGTCAGTGTTCCGGATAGTGGTTGCTTCATTGAGAGTTTTCCCTTTGACCCACTCTGTGACAAGGCTTGAGCTGGCTATGGCCGAACCGCAGCCATAAGTTTTGAATCTCGCATCAGTGATTACTCCATCGTCCCCGACCTTGATCTGTAGTTTCATCACATCTCCGCACGCGGGGGCTCCCACCATGCCGGTACCGACATCTGAATCCGATTTGTCAAATGATCCCACGTTCCTGGGGTTTTCATAATGATCAATGACCTGATCTGAATAAGCCATGTTGATTCTCCTGTGTTAGATATTGTACTACACTTTTTGAGCTAAGTCAAAGGCTTTTTTTGGCAGCACGTTTGGCCATCGAATCCACTGTGGCCCGGGCTTGATCCACGGTCATGGTATCTGTCACAGCCTCTGCACCGCGGAATACCACGGTGCCCGTGGCATCGTCGCCTTCCACATTGGCAATGAGATTGCTCAGTGGCGGTTGTTGTACCATGGTACGCAATTGGTCGGCAGTGAGGCTGATGCCCATGCCATGTGCTAGATTTAGGAAGGCCTGGATGGAAATGGTTTTTTTGGCGTCAGTGTCTTGGGCACGACCCAGCATGAACTGGGCCAGGGCAGCTAACTTGCCGGAATCAATTGACGGTGTCTGTACTTCCTGGATACGCATTATCTGCGTTCACGACCCAGACTGCCTGCGGGTGTTTCTGCTTCGGGTTCCTCTGCGGGCAGATTGGCATCTAGACTGAGATCAGCATCCACTTCCGCAGATTGATCCGTGGCAGGCATCGCATCCGCAGCGGGCACGCCCGCTGCGTCGGCACCTGGAATTACAGGTGCTTGACCTGTGAGCACACCTTGTGCAGCTTCCACCTGTGCTTTGCCGGCTTGGATGGCTGCCAACAGCGTGGTCAGTGCAGCAGTGACATCGGCCTGGAACTGTGTGGCCTGTTCAACACCTGTGTCATTCTTGATGGCGTCGGTGAGTGCAGGAAGATCTTTGAACTGCATCTCCGATACATCTTCCAGCATGCCCTGCAGTTTGTCCACCATGTCTTGTGCGGCCATGACGACCTGTGCCTGCTGTACTTCGCTTTCAGACACCATGCGTTTTTTCTTCACAGACTCTTTTTTCATGGCAGCGATGGCGGCCATGGTCTTGGTTTCTTCGGGATTCAGGGTTTGACCACTCTGGGCCTTTTTCATCATGGCCTGTGTTTTAGGATCGTTCATGTCCACGGCTATGGCCTGAGCATCCATCTCCGAGATCCGGTGGCTCAGGGCTTGTTCCAACATGATCAGTTTAAGATAGTCAGGATTGCGTTCAGAGAAATGCCGGCTCACTGAGGATTTGTATTCACGCAGCAGTCCGCGGACCTTGGTCAGCATGTGTCGTGCCTGGCTTTCGCCTAGAGTGTCAAAACTCACGCGGTTGCCCATGTGCGTGGCCAGTGTTTTAGCGACTTGATCGGTGGGACGGCGTGCGTCCAGTTCTTGCAGTTTCATTGTTGAATCCTCGTTGTTGCCA